CGCCAAAACTCCATTTGTCAATGCTAAAGTACTCATTCATGGCTGCTAACACAGAACTTTGTATCTCACTGTTGCTGGCTGTGGAATTTTGAGCACGGATAACTTTGATAGTGGCTTGCAATGTTTTGGCAGCTTTGGGACCAAACAAAGGTTTGAACACTACAGAATTTAAAACAATATTATCGCTCAGCATCTTGTATTCATTGAGATTTTGGTACTCTGTGCTGAGTTCATCAATAGTTGGAACATCTGGTTCTGTCACGGTACCAGTGGTATCTGTAATCCAATTTTGATAAGCAGTGTAGTAAGCCTGTGTCACAACATATAGGTCAATAATGTTGGTGGTGCCTGGATCAATTCTGTTGGTCAATGGCGAATTGTGGCGGTACTGGAAATACAACGCCTGTCGTCCTGTTCTAGCAATCCACTCACCCTCCGCGGCCTGAGTTATCACTCTTACGCCAGCGGTGTTGACTGTGAGTGTATAAAATAATTCATCACTGTACCCATAAAACACCTGTCCTGGGGAATACTGGAATTTTACCAGTTCAATGGAATCATAGGTAGGATAGTCCGAATTGACCACTCCTGGTTCTGCCAACAAATATCGTTGCAAATTGTCAAAATCCACAGTTTGTTGCAGGAATACCAGTTTGAGATTGGGATTAACACTTGGAGCAACAATCTCATTGAAAAAATCTGGATTGTCAGGCACGCCATCTGAGTCTGAATCTCTATAGCTGATCAATACCTGGAAGTCGTCAACGTATCCATCACTCTCTACTGGTTGGCCAATGATAGTGGTATAGATGTCGCCGGGCAATGAAGACGAGCTGTCTGGTTTGGTATTCACTGCCAGCACGTTAATAAAGTCTTTGATTGTGGTTCCTGTCCGACTGTCGTAAATCTTTTGATTGCCATAGAAGAAAAATCTTGTTTGAAGAACAGAACCAAAGTAATATGCAAGTCCCCGGAATGTAATTGTGTATTTGTTATCCACTGCCACAAACTGTATCATCCAAGAAGCATCTAAATTTTGTCCAGATGTATTGCCTGCATACGCTTGACTCCAAGTGGCATCAGCATCCAAGTTGGTACTGGTAATAACATACCATGTACCAGCGGTGCCTGTAACAGTTCCGTCACTGTCATACCCAAGACCAAAATTTCTATACAACAAAATTTGCTGTGTTATTTCTTCACGAATGACAGTGCTAAGGTCAGTAAGGAATACAGGAATAATACTGTCTACAATTGCTCCAGTGGGCACAAAATTATTAAGTGCCACTGGTCCTTGTCCATTGGTCAAATTGCCAACACCGCCATTGCTGCCATCACCTACCACTGCAAGTGGGCTGGCCCAAATTTCCAAGTGGTCTTCAGGTCTAGTTGGCAGGCCAGGTTTTAATCTGTTGTTGGCATCAAAGTAATAGGGCTGACCGTCAATAACTGGAGGAACAAATTTAATCAAACTTTTTTGCACCACATACTTGAATGCAGTGCTACTGGAAGATCCAACCATGACTGGCGCACCCAATGCATTTTGAAAATACCCTGTGGTTTCGTTGGCCAATGTTGTGCTTTGGTGCCAGGTACTGAGTGCAGTGGTGCCAGTGTTTACAGTTATCCTTGGAAAATTTGCGTAATAAAATTGAGTAAACGTAGCACCAGCAATTGCAGGCTGTACTTGATTGGTAATAAGTTCAGCAATTTCGTTGCGGTTAGTCCAGGCAAATAGTGTAGCAGGCAAAATATTATTTTCCCATATGGCACCATCACTAGAGAATGTGTTGGTTGATGAATATTTGCCTGTGTTATCTACCAAGTCTAAGTATCGGCTGGTACCAATTGAAGCACGGTTGACCGCTTTTGATTTGATAATTGAATTGTAAAGAGTAAACGGAAACAGGTTGTAGTCTTCGCCGTTGACCATGCGATTTTGTGTGTAGTATCTTGCTGGAGCACGTTGCTTGATAGCATCAATGCTTTCACGACTTTGTGCATTGCTTACAGGTTGTGTGATGCCGCAGGTGAATGTAATGGTTTGTAGGTTGCCATTTCGATCAACATAGCTGATTGGCAACACAACGTTTTGCATTTCTGCAGGATTAATAATGTATTGCAAGCCATTTGACGCACGAACATACGCACGGAAGATACCAACTGGAATTTCTGAAAACACACCATCACCAAACACCATGGTAATCTGGTCATTGGTTCTACTGGTAGTGGAAAAAATTGGTCTTAGTGTTGCGGTTTGTTCTGCGGCCGATGAATAAATGTTTTCAGTAAATGTCCACTCTCGGCTGATACTGCCCACATTGTCCAGCTGGAACAACCATCGGTCTTCGTTATTCACACCATCAATGTTGATGTTTACTGTGCGATTGGCAATGCGTTCGGCCAAGTTAAAGTCTTGATTCTGCAATGTGCCTTGTTTGAAAAAGAAAAAGTATCCGTTGTTGGCTGACTGATATCCCAGTTGATCATTTCGATACAACAAATTAAATGTGCTGTTGGGTTTTGGACTGGGTTCGTAAATGTAGTCTCTTCCGGATGTGGATGAAGTTGTGGCTTCAAACGGCATGTTTACACCATCCACTGTGGCAGTATACGGCACCACTGGCAGGAACCCGGGTACCAAATTAATACCATATTCATTAGTGTCGACACCTAGAATAGTCTGGCGATTTGCAGGTCGGCCAATCTTTTGACTGCTGACCAAGGATGAGTTTACAATGGCATTCCACTGTTCCAACCAGTCAAAGTTTGTAGGATCTGCCCAGTTCACTGTGACGTTGGCCAGATTCACTCCGTTGTAATCCACAACATTTTCTGTTGTGGTCACTGAGAATGCTTTGAGCAAGCCCTGTGCGGCTGTGTTGCGTTTGGCAGTGTAACTGACCAAATTGGCCAATCGAGTGACTGAATCTCTGCGTTCGGCTGTGTCTAAATAATTTTCACGAGTGTTTAGGTCAGTGCGGAAGGCCAAGGCCTGCCCCATAAACGCAATAACGTCTAGTAAAGCAATGTATTCAGATGACTCAATGTAGTCATTGAACGTTTCTGGATAGTACAAACGCAGATAATCAGTAAAACTCTTGCGTAGAGTTTCAAAATCATAACTTTGAAAGTCTGCTTCGCGATAGGTTTGATAGATCTGTTTCCAATCTTCTACACCAAATATCGCTGTTTGTCTAGTGGTTTTTGCCATTATGTCCGGGCCTTGTATTCTTTATCTGTTATTTATGTAGATAAAAAACGGCGTAGTTATACATAGCTGGCCGAGCGGCTGACTTGATTGAAGAATACGTTTAGTATTTCGGCATTTACTCCGCCCACCGTCTGTATTTCCAATTCAATCAGCATGCCATTTTCCTGGGGGTACACGTTGATGTTGCTGATGAATATTCTGGGATCGCCGCCAGCCACTCGTTGCACTTCATTGACAATGCCTTGTTGCACTGCATCAACTTGATTTTCAAACAAGTAGTTCCACAGTATTGTGCCATACGCAGGGCGCCCGGGCAGTTGACCTTGCCGAATGTTGAACGCATTCAAGAGATCGCGCTTGACCAATTCAAAGTCCACTAGTGTGAATTTTTTGTATTGATTCTGTGTGTTAAAGCCAACAAAGGTAGTCATGACAATATTTATTTAAAATTAACCAGCACTATTGTAGTTATTACTGGTTGCTCTAACTGAAATTTTGAAAGCTAACTCTTTAAGTAATTGTCTAATTTCTTCACTAAGAGCAGTCATTGATTTTGCGTCTTCTAGTGTAAAATTGTATGTGTTGATAATATTGTTTCGAGTGTAAGTGCCTAGGTTAAGATTTTCTATAGCATCCAGTTCTTTAAGAGCAGCACTATTGAGATCGGTTAGCCTTGCTCTAACTGTAGCTCGTAGTGTAATAGCTTCACTGTTTAGAAGATTCCATTGCTCTTGAGTAATAGTTTGATACTCTTGGTTAATTGAATTAATTTTTGTTTTCAATGCAGAGAATGATGCACTTAGAGACTTTATAAAGTCTGCAAATGCAAAGACAGCAACAGAATTGGTTGAGTTATTGCCGCTAATTTGAGGCACTCGTTCATCACCTGTAACTCGGTTGGCTGCGGCATCAACTGTTGCACTGTTAACAGTATTGTCAGCAGCTACTGGTTTGGTTTCTTGCAACACAGGCTCATCCACTTTGGCCTGTGTTAAATTCACAGCAAATGCACCATTTACAGCCGTGGTATCAAATTTGGCTTTGATGTCTGCGGGTAACCCTGGCGCATTCTTGGCCCAGTTAGCAGTGTCTGTCACACTCTTGGCAGCATTGGTGGCCAGGCCACTGAGTGCCTGTGGAGTCAATTTGTCTGTGGGTATGCCAATTGATTTTAAATCATTAAGTCCAGTTTTCATCAATCCCTGTTGCACTTTGTCTTGCAATCCACTATTGCCTAACAAGCCGTCAAGTCCTTTTACACCATCTTTGCCAGTCCACACTGTGGGACTTTTTAACACACTAACAAGATCGTTGTCGCCTGCTGATAGGAAGGCTGCGGCAGTGCCTGGCTTCACAAGGCCAGCACGCTCAAGTTGACTGGCATCAAGCCCAAATTTTCCTGCACCTAATGCATTGCTGATTGTGCTGGCACCTTGTCCTACCAACTTGCTGGCCTGTGCTAGAGCACCAGTTACATCAGGCAAACTCATGTTGCCAATACCACTTAATGCTGGACCTTGTTTGGCAAAGTCCGCTATGTTGATACCATTAGTGGGAGTTCCTTTGATCAACCCAGATAGTGTGCCAACTGCTGTGCTGGCCAAGCTACCTACCTGTGCGGCCGCACCAGTCAGCGCACCTGTGATTGCTGATGCTGACGGTAACGAAAATCCAGCACCAGCGCCTGACAGTGTTGAACTGATGGCAGCAGTAGCGGCGCTGGCTCCAGTGGTTAGTGAATTAAATGCAGCCGCACCACCTTTTAATGCGCTGGCTACTTGTGCGCCTGCACCTTGTCCTAGTGTTCCTATGCTGGCTGTGAGACTGCTTAGATTTGTACCAGCAGGCAATTTGCCGGTCAATGATGCCAGGCCTTGTGTTACTTGACTTTCAGCAGCTGCCAAGCCGGCAGCAGCTTGAGTAGCTGGACTTAGCACATCTCCAACTCTAAATCCTGTAAGGCCGCCGCTGGCTGTTTGTTGATCAAACACTGCTTTGGCCTGTTCAAATGTAGTGCCAGTTGGGGCTTTGATTTCAAACTTTTGCCCATTAAAATCAAAATTAAATGTGCTCATGCTTTTCTTGCTACCTCAAATCCAGCAGGCACTGGCACAGCACCTGGGTTAGGCGGCGGCTGTCCTGCTTCTAGTGGAATTTCAATATCCACACCTTTGTTGTGGTAAGGATATGGTTCGTGTGTGGGTGCTCGAGTCACAATGCTTTCTAATCCATCTGTTTTGACTGTCCATCCGGTAGCACTACTGAATGTGGTGTCATCTAAAATAGTTGTGGTCAAGTTGTTGGGCGCAGATACTGCATCAGCAGCAGGGCCGTTGAGATCAATACCACCTGCTGTGAATTTCAATGCACTGCCACCGTCCCAGCTGCCGGTAGCACTTTGCAAAGCCAAACTGCCATCTGATTTTACACCAATATAGCTCTTGCCATATAGTTTTAAATTTTGTTGAGATATCACAGTAAAGTCTGCATCAGCTTGCAAGGTAATATCTTCTATGGCTTTGGCTTTGATACTGCCGCCAGCATACATGTTGATATCTCTATCAGCATGCAAATTAATGTCGCCACGAGTGCGCAAGTTAATTGAGTTTGTGGCATACACATCTAGTGTGCCTTGTGAACCAAGTTCGAACCAAGCTAGGCCATTGGCATGAGTGATGTAGAAAAAGTCTCCGCTGTCGCTCATTGTGATTTGATGGCCAGAGGTGGTTCTAAAACGCAACAATCGATTGGAGCCGTTGGTATCACCATCATCCATTACCATGCTGTGTCCGCCCACACGGCCTATCACTTTGAGGTCTTGAGGTTTTAATGTTCCAGCAGCAATTTTTTCTTGTATTTCACCAAACTTCATACCGCCTTGATACACAGCAGATCCTGGTGTGCTGATGCCGTACACAGCAGAAGGTGACTCACGTTGACTTGAACTACCGATAGGGCCACGCTCAGGATCTTTAATCAGTCCCTGACGGAACATGGTTTCTGCAACCACGCCGTGTACAGGTTTGGGTTTGTCAAAAAACCGGCCAGACTCTTCCAACGCAAGATTATTAGTGTTGATTTCTACCACAGGCAATCGAACAGCGCCATTGAAATAAGCAGCTTGACTTTCATTCTCAGTAACAAATGCTGTGCTGGCACCCACAGCAGGAACCATGTGTCCTATGCTTTGGTCAGGTGCTGTGCCAATATAATAACCTTGACTGCGGTCACCGTTAACAAACACACATAAAACTGTGATGCCCACATCCGGTGGAGTAAACCACATGCCATAGCTGTTGGAGTTGCCGTCAATGTATGATCCCAATCCTGTCTTGGCAGGATTGTAAGGAGTTGATCCAAAAAACTGTGGCATGTAGCTTACTGTGATCCATTTTGACGATTCATTTTCGCCACCGTTGGAAAATGCTTCAATATAAACTTGTATGCGGCCAGATCTTATTGAGTCTGTGGTGTTTTTTACTATGCCATAAAATGGTCCAAACTCCGCAGGCACACCTCCACGATCAAACTTGTAGTTTGTGGGGCGTCCTCTACTGCGTTGTACTTCTGTTGCCATGTGTTATCCTTAAAAGTCTCTTACTAGGTCTTGTGGCGCAGATGGCGAATTGTCAAGACCATCTGCTGTGACTCTACCACTCAGCGTGCCCGGTGGCACAAACGGATCTGGCACGTCTAAATTTTCTCCTGAGCCCGACGTTGGCGGCTGCGGCGGCTGTGCAGGAACTGTTGTGTCTTTTGGTCCCGGTGGCGCTGAATTTATTACATTTGGTGTGCCGCTACCTGGTCCAGTACTCAAGGCCGGCTCAGCCAGTGTTGTGGGTCTTCCGCTAGCGCCAGCTTCGGCTGCTGAAGCGTTAGCAGCACTAGGGTTGTCTGACGTTGTTGCATTGTCTATTCTTCTCACATCAGCTTGCGTTGCAGGAGGTGGTGCTGTGGCTGCTTTGTTAGAAGCATTGGGTTTCATAAAGAAGTACAGCTTGCCTTGAAGATTTTGATAAAAACTACCTTGCCGGAATTCACTGGTACACTGCATGGCAGTGTATACTCGGCTTTGCGCTGGTTGTCGTTTGCTAGATCCAGCATAAGGATCAGCTAGACCTGTATTGATGTCATAGTCTTGTGGTCGTTGCCATGCTATCTCAAACATGACTTCTCTAGCATCAAAATTTATAGTGCCGTCAGGTAAGAATGCATTGAAGTCAAATTCTTTTGCGCTGACTCCACCAGCAAAACTACCTTGCTGTATCCACGCAGGATCTCCTACAATTTTAAGATTACAGTTGGCCAGGCCAACTGGATCATACAAGCTCTCAGCCAAGTTAGCCTGTGGTTCGTTTTGTTTGCCATTGTCACCAGCACTGTTTTCTGTGCTGGCAGTTTGGAATGTTAAAAATGGCTGATCTCTCATGCTGCTGGTAAAGGCCTTGCGTTGTTGAAACGCAAGATTGCCTTTGGTTTGATCTCCACTGATGGTTAGATTGTAGAGATTGTTCATGGTTTCTTTGTAATCAATCACCGCAGTATTTTTACCAGTAAACCAATAGTTGTATTGTTTGTGTAAGCCACGGAACTTGTTGATAGGATAGTAACTGCTGTTAAAGTTCATGGGAGTGTATGTGTTGATTATAAACGTTATTTTATGTGCAAAATCATTGCGTTTGTTATCATACTCTAATTGCACTGACTGAAAAGTAATGTTAAACCACACAACGTCTTTTTTATTAACGTCATCTTTGACTTGCAATGCATCGTTTTCGTCAAAGAACAAAGTGTTTTGGCCTGTAACAAACGTGCTGTTTCTTATGGCAAGTTCAATGGCTTGAACCAATTGCATACCAGCAGTGATAGAGTAATTTCTACTTTTGATATCTTTGGAAATTCTCTCCATGGCAGCTGAATCTGGATCAGCGGTAGCAGGTTGCACCATTGCAGTTTGGCTTGCATTTGTTTTTTTCCCTGGCGGGATCAATCTAGCGTTTTTAATTGCGTTGCCGCCACCGCCTGGGCCGGGATTGGCAAACACAATCTCATACTGATCTGCTTGTTCATACACACCTTGCTTGACTAGGTCTTGTTGAAATTGATTCATTGCACCCATGAGTCCTTGAGTGATGCTCTTTTTTGTTGTGGGGGCTGCGTCAGCTTTTGGCGGGGCAGCAGCGGCCGCATCTACTGCTGCCGCATCATCACGTTCGGCCTGCGCTGATGACACGCTAGTGGTTGCTGTGCCAGGAGCAGCCGTGGCTGCTTGAGTTGAGGAGTATATTACGTCTTGTCCCAACAACTGTCCAATGGTAGAAGCAGTCAATTCAATGTTATAAGGTATGGTTCCACGACGAGTTCCAGCAGCAGATCCTTCACCCGGAGACAGTCCTTCAAAACTGTATGTGACCAACTTGCTGTCAATAGTCCAATCGCATTTGGAAATTTTAAATGGTATGAACTTTTCAATCACTGAATTGGGATCAGACTTGTTGCCGCCAATACGAGTGACCAAATTGCCCTGCTCGTCATAACCATAAAATCTTATGACCATGAGATACACTACAGAAGAATAGTTGATGCCATTTTTTTGACCACTTGCTGGCATGAAGTCCTGTACTGCTTCGTACAGTCTATCCAACAAGGTAATGCCGTTGTTTTCTATCACAGTAAATCTAATAGCTTTGTTTGCATGTGGTGCTCGGGTGCCGCCGCCTGTGAGAAAGTTTTCAATGGTAATACTGTCAATGTAAAAATCCAAAGGAAACGCTGGGTTGCGGCCCGCGTCAGCATCGTTGGCTCCTGGAACTTTGTTGGGTTCAACTGATCCGTCAACAAATGCTTGTCCTTGTTGTGTGCCGGATGCACCTTTGAAGCCGCCTGAGTTTTGTGGTGCACCGCCACTTTGCACCAACAACATGTAACCGTTAACTGTTTTTTTCTTGCTGTACACCAGTTGCTTGTATTGTGCCGGTGTCATTAGATACCAACTGGCTCTGTAGGTATAACTGGAAAACTGGTCTAAAACATTAGCTTGAGGCGTGATTATCTGATTGCTACCATCAGTAGCAATACTTCCAGTTTGTGTTCTTTGTTGAAGTAATGCTTGATTTAACGCATCATTTTCTGTTTGACTGGCACCACCATATGATGATCCAGCATCATCATCTGCGGTCTGATTGACATTGGTACCAGCACCACCTGTTGCGTCATCATATTGTCCAACACCAGTACTAGTTGGCGGGATAGCTCCTTGACTAGCCCCACCGGTATCATCATTGGCACCAGGATCTTGCCTAATGCTGCCTTCAAACCCAGTTTCGTAATCTGATGTTGATTGTGTTTGTGTGAATGATCGCGTAGGAGCATCAGTGCCTTGGTCACCGTCACCTGCATTGGTAGTAGGAGTAATTATTGGTTCAGCCATTGGTTAGAACCCCAGTACTGATTGAAGTGTGGTGATCTTTGGAATGTAAATTCTAGTGTCTGCTTTGAAATCCAACGGAGGTGCAGTAAGAGTGTTTGGATTGCGTTGATAAAATACCCACCACAATCCAGCGTCACCATACAAGTCGTATGCCAACAAGTCTGGACGATATTGGTATGTGACATTTATAATCCATAGCTTGTCATCACTTTCTTTGGGAATAGGTCGATTGACCATGACATCCAAATAAAACTGATCGTAGCCAGTTTGAAAGTACGGACTGGTACTTGTGTAAGTTGCAGCCATTACCAGAACCCTCCACCGGCCAATAACGAACCATTGGCAAATGATTTCAAACTGAACTGTTTGCTAACTTGATTGCGTGTTTGCATGGGCAACAGGGTCAATGAAATTTCCATTTTGGTAGGCACATATGTGCTGTTGATAGAAGTCTGATTGCTAACATTTTGATTTACCTGTCCTGGTGAGGGTCGGTTACTTAAACTACCGTTTTTCAATCCTGCATTAGACAGTCTGTCAATGATGGCAATAACAGTGCCTAAACTGCCGCCAGGAGCCGGACCTGATGATTGAGATCTGCGATTTTCCATGTTCAATCCAATGTTGTTAAATCCGTCGGCACGTATGTAATCCACATCATTGGGCAGGCTGTATCCAAAATTGGTTACCACACAAGGACTTTCGTTAAACTGATATTTTCCAAATCCACTGAGATACACCAGCGGTGGTGGCGTGCCTGCTTGTGCATCTTGTCCGTAAAACATTTTTGTAACAGATTTAAAAAAGTGAATTACTGCCAACAAATATTGTGCTTCTTTGGTGTCTTGTGCAGTAAATGTTCCTTTGATACTGATATTCTCTACCATGCTGTTTTTGTAAAAATATCCACGATAGTTAGAATGTGTTAGATCATAACTGTCATACTTGGCTTGATAACTGGTTTCAATGGTTGGTGTGTAAGGAAATATCACACCATCAGTAGCAGCCAGGGGTGCAAGTATTCCTGGGTTGCCAGATACCTTGTACAAATAGTCAGCATTTGGTGCTAATCTCAATCGCACACGCCAATCAGCCGCAGCAGGTGCTGATTGGCGAGTTTGCAGTGTGCTTTGATTTTGTGCTCGATTTGTTGCGGCAGCAGTTCGTGAAGCTTCGGCACTGGCTGCTGTGGCTGGTTCCACAAAGTCGCCGCCCACAAACACAGGATTGTTATCTTCATCTAATGTGTACCCAGGCATGAGATTGCCGTCATCATCATAGGCCACACCAATTGGACCTGCTTGACTTGGGGGTACAGGTGCTGGGCTAAAAATTGCACGACCTTCTGCTTCACGCAGTTGTGCCAGTTCAGCTTCGTTGGCTGCATCTAGTGCTTCATCGCCTGAGCCCAACACAGGATTAGGTGCAAATATTGCTGCACCTTCTGCTTCACGCAGTTGTGCTAGTTCAGCTTCGTTGGCTGCATCTATTGCTTCATCGCCTGAGCCCAATACAGGATTAGGTGCAAATATTGCTGCACCTTCTTCTTCACGTATTCGTGCCTGTTCTGCTTCTAATCTTGCATCAATCCCATCGGGATCAAATACTGATTCTGCAACTTCAGTTGGCGGCGGAGTGCTTACGCTTTCATTGGTCTCAACATTGGCAGGCGCTGACCTAATGTTTGAAGCACCAACAGCAGTTCCAAGTTGTACTTCAGTCTGTTGATTTATAGCAGGATCTGCTCCGCCAGGTGATGGCACATCGGTATTTACTGCGGCAGTTCCTGTTGTGGTTGTGGTTGTGGTAGTTGTGGTGTTTGGAACTGTGGTGACTGTTCCTGGCGTTGCTCGTTCAGCATCAATTTGCTGATTTTTAAGTGCGCCGCGTTCTTTTGTAAGCTCAAGTAATTTGGCGTCTCTTTGATCTTTTTCTGCCTCTGACAATGGTGGTAAGCCTTTTCGTTCTCTAAGCCAGTCGCTGGGATTGTCTTTTTGGAACTGATCGATTTCAGCTTGTTTTGCATTAAATGCTGTGCCAATCGCCTGGCTAGTTGCAGTAGGAACTCTGGGTCCGGACACTGTGGCAGTGGATCCGCCACCACTCACAGTTTCTGTACTGGTAGTGTTGTAGTTAATTGGTGTTACTTTGCCAGGTGGATTTTTGGCTTCTACCTGAAAATCAACTTGTTCAAAGTTTGGTGAACTTTGAAGTCCTTGGTCAAACCTAGCACTTTCTGCCTGGTCGGCTGCGCTTATTACATCAAAATCACGACCGGCAACTTTGCCGGATCCTTGTACGTCAGCGCCCATGGTACCAGGGTTTGGATTCCTTGTTCCGTCAGCATTAAATTTTCCACTGATTACATAATTTCCGTCTCCCAATGGTATTCCTGCCTGGGCGGCAGCGGCATCTTCGCTCAGTCCTTGTTGTCGAAGTTGATTGAATAGTGCTGCTTTTTTTGGATCGTAGGCCATATCTGTTTCCTGTAGCTTATTTACCGCTGATAAAAACGGCGCAGTTTAACAAGAGGTTGACAATTGTTGTAAATATGCTACAATCCTAGTAAGGAGACCTTGTCATACTATGACTCTATTACCAAAAGCGGCACCTCGTGTCAATTACCTCAACAACCGTGATATTTTGAAAGAAATACACCACAGCAAGAACACCTATTGCTGGTATCGCGATCCTGTGCAGGATCACCAATTTGATTTGATCCTGCCCAGCCTAGACAAAATCAATCAACGCACAGTGGTTGAAGCAAGAAAAAATCGTGCTGATCGTATCAAACGCGAAACAGGCGAAGTGATTGATCAAAAGAAAATCCCCAACACTGATTTAGTTTTCCGCATCACCTGTTGGGATCACATTCCCAAAGCACCTAAAAAAATTACCAAGGCCGAAGCCAAGCGTAAAAAGCTAGAAGACATTTTTGAACTGGATGATGTGGCAGAAGATCCCTTGGCAGATATTGTAGACGTGCCTGTGCTGGATCTAAATCATGTGCGAGTGAACTTTCCACCGTTTGAACAGTATAGACTGGACGAAGAAAAGAAGCCGTACCTTGTGGGCCGTAGTCACTGGAAAGGTGATTTAGAAACTGGCGAGTTTTCAAAAGATCACGGCAACATGACTCGCAAGTTAGCCATGATGTTTATGAAATTATGCGAAAGATATGCTACAAGGAGTAACTGGCGTGGATACACATACAACGAAGAAATGCGGGGACAAGCCCTGTTACAACTCAGTCAAATTGGACTGCAATTTGACGAGTCAAAATCGCAGAACCCTTTTGCGTATTATACTGCCGCTATCACTAATAGCTTTACTCGTATCTTGAACATTGAAAAGAAAAATCAAAATATCAGAGATGACATCCTGGAGATGAACGGCTTGAACCCATCATGGACTAGACAGAACTCCGGCAAAGCTGGCATGGCTGCCATGTCCGGACCGGTTGTGTCTAGCCTGGATGAGTAGTATACTAGCAGGATGACTAATCTATTCCGCAAAGCCGCAATCTTCACTGACATACACTTTGGACTCAAATCCAATTCAACCTTGCACAATGAAGATTGTTTGGCTTTTGTAAAATGGGCCACTGCCAAAGCAAAAGAAGAGGGTTGCGAAACTGCCATGTTTCTTGGCGACTGGCACAACAATCGAGCCAGCCTAAACATTGTCACCCTAAACTACAGCCTTCGATCACTGGAGCACCTGAATGCTAATTTTGACCGCGTGTATTTTATACCTGGGAATCACGATCTTTATTATCGCGACAAGCGTGATATTCAAAGCGTGGAGTGGGCACGCCATCTCCCCAATGTGGAAATATGTAACGATTGGTTTAGTAGCGGTGACGTCGTTATTGCTCCTTGGCTTTGCGGGGATGATCATAAGAGGATACCTAAACTGACTGGCAAGTACATGTTTGGGCACTTTGAACTGCCTGGCTACTTGATGAATGCCATGGTAGAAATGCCGGATCATGGAGAAGTACGAAGAGAAGACTTTGAGAATTTTGAACATGTATTCACCGGACACTTTCACAAGCGACAGACTAAGAAAAATATTACCTACATCGGTAATGCGTTCCCTCACAATTATGCAGATGCTGGTGACGACGAACGAGGACTTACTGTACTGGAGTGGGGAGCAGCGCCTGAGTTTCATGCTTGGCCTGCTCAACCGACCTACAGGGTCTACGGACTCGCCAACCTTATTGATAACGCTCCAGCTCTTCTTAAGCCCAAGATGCATGTGCGTGTTGGACTAGACATTGAGATTTCATATGAAGAAGCCAATTTCATCAAAGAAACATTTGTGAAAGACTATGACCTGCGTGAGATGAGTCTGATACCAAACAAAAACTCAGATGTAGACACAGACATGGCGCCAGGTGAGATCAAATTTGAGTCAGTGGACCAAATTGTTACAGACCAACTCACAAACATTGAGTCAGAATTCTACGACAACAAACTACTGTTGAAGATTTATCAAAACTTATGAAATTGTATTTTAATGGATGTAGTCATACTTGGGGAGATGATCTGTCCGATCCAGTTTCTCAAGCATGGCCCATTTTGATTGCAAAACAGTTAGATTGTGAGTTGTTAAACCACAGCATTAGCGGCGGAACAAACGATCGAATCATGTATCAAACTGTAAAAAATATTCATGACTTTGACAAGTTTTATATTGCTTGGACTTATGTAACTCGTTTTACAAGATATCGAGCAGACAACAACCACGAAGTAAATTTCAATCTTGGCCTCAAACACAGCCTGTATGGAAACAGTCAAGAGTTTAAAAATTACAGTCGATTGCACTACACCTTCTGGCACAATGAACTGTATGCATTCAAAATTTGGTTGCAAAATATTGTTCTGTTGCAACGATTATTTGAGTCAGAAAACAAATCTTACATCATGGTCAATGCAAATCACAACAATCTTGACCATTGGACTGTTCCCTGGCAGGATTTTAACTCTAGTGTAAAATCCTTATTGTGTTTTGATCTCATGAACGATCAACAACTGTATGATGAGCATGTTGAGATTCAAAACTTGATTCAAAAAATTAATTTTAAAAAATTTATCGGATGGGGATCTTGGTGCATTACCAAACTCAATCAAGATTACCCAGTTGGTGCAACTGGACATTTACTAGATCAAGGACACCGGGCTATTGCAGATTATATCTTAACACATGACACAAATTAAAAATATTATTACCAGACATTGTCTCAACAAGGACTTGATAATTTATCAGCATAACGATGAGCAACAGCTTGACCATGCTGTCAACTACGATCAGTTGTGCGACATGATCAATTACTGGAAAGTAATGCTGGTTGAAAAATATCAAGTTTCAGCTGGGCAAACTTGTTACATTGATTTGGGAAAACAAGACATATACTATTACAGTTTGTTTTTTGCCATATGCGAATTGGGACTGGCAATAGTGATTGATTTACCAAACGTCACTACGTTTACCAATATAAAGACCAATTATCGATTGAACATGCACGGCAAGATTGATTTTTGGTTTGCTAATTCACAACGTCAGGACGACCACTGGAATAAAATTCGGTTCAATCATATTGCCACACATGTAATTAATCCTGCTGAAGAATTTGATCACTATACTGTCAAGGATCATAGTTCGTTTAACACAATTGCGAATGCCATATGGTGTACTCCTGACATGCCGCTGATTTGCACAAGCAGTAGCGGTACAACCGGAATACCAAAAAAAGTCATTGAGTCACATTACAAAATTTATGGTATGAGTAAACGGATGACTCAACTGTTAAATTTTGAAAAATCTGACCGAATTTGTCATACAAAAAATATCCATCATGGTTCTAGTGTTGTTCTGTTTTTTCTTCCGAGCTTTATGGCCTGCAACGATCATTTGACAAAGATATGGTCAGCAGCTGATCCAGCTGCCAGTATAGAAAATTTAGTCAAGTTTGCTGTTCGAGAGAAACCCAACCAGTTGTTTCTTTACACAACTGAGTTTTTAACTGAGTTTTTACAACTGTTGCCACCGGTAGATTACAAACTTGAATTGTTAACTTTGTATCAAATCACTCCTGAAATTATAAAATTGCAAAAAGAAAAAAACGTTGCAGTAATACGATCAACCTATGGAGAGAGTACTATTGGATCAGCTATTCTTTTAAAAACTGTGTCTAAAGATGTAGACCTTGCCGCGTATGAGATCAATAATATGGGACCTCAGATGGATGACTTTTACAATCTTAGAATCACCGATGGTAAACTTGATGTGTCCATTCCTAGTATAGATCAAGACTGGAAAAGCTCTGGTGACAACTTTACACTAGCGAACAACAATTACTATTTCCATGGTCGAGCAGATTTGTATAGAATTGGATACACTTGGATAGAGATACAAGCTCTTGAAAAAGAAGTCAATGAGCATTTTGGCATCAGTAACGGAAGAGTCAATGCCACTGCTGTAATTGACTCTGAAATGCAAAAATTATATTTGGCAGTTTGGCTGCCAAACCCTGACGCTACTCAGAAGTTTATCAAACATCTAAAAAACAAATATGATGGCCTAACACCTTCGTACATAATTACAAATCGCGACTACACTATGTTTTTTGGTGCAAGAAAAATTGACCAGGACCTGCTCAGAGACTACTGTCGCAAAACACTTAACTTAAACGGAGATTCAAAATGAAAAAAATTGTCGCAGCCATAATGGTTGCAATGTTGTTTGCTAGTAATGCATTTGCTAATTTTCCAAACAAAACTGTTAGAATAATCACGTCATTGCCTGTTGGGTCTGGACCAGACACCACTGCTAGGAAACTGGCCGAAGTATTGAGTGAAAAATGGAAAGTTCCAGTTATAATCGAAAACCGGCCAGGTGGATCTGGTGGTATTGCACTTGATGTTTATAATAGAGAAGCTGCCGACGGTCATGCCATTGGTTACTTTGATGCTGGGTCGATTGTGGGCTATCCTATTATGTATAACAAACCAGACAGCGTTGCAACCATTGAACCAGTTCTTCCTTTTTGGACAGTGTACTTAACATTGTTTGCTTCAACACAGATCAAAGATTTTGCAGCACTCAAAGAAGAAATTGCTAAAAATCCAACTTATGGATCCTGGGCAAATGGGTCTGCCGGGCATCTTGCCGGTGCTTCATTCAGCAGTTTGTTTGATGTAAACATGACTCACATTGTGTACAAAGAGTACGGTGCTTGGTTGGTTGATACCTCTAACAAAATTGTTACCTATGGGTTTGGATCAATTGGTTCTACCAAAGGCCTAGTACAGTTAGGCAAACTACAGTATATGGGGATTATCGCTGCTCGTCGTGATCCTGGATATCCATCCGTTCCCACAATCAAAGAGCTCACCGGCAAAGATTTGCCAGAACCGCCCAGTTGGTTGGCATTTTTTATTCACAAAAATGTTCCAGCCAATGTGAAAAAACAAATTGAATTGGACATGCGAGATGCTGCTGCTGATCCCAGAGTCAAAGAAGTATTGTCAAGATTAGACTACACTTCATATGGTAATATGAGTTTGAATGACTTCAATCTGCAAATCAATCGGCAAGTGAAAGAGTTCAATCAAATGTCACAAAAATTCAATATCACTGTCAAATGAACAATGACCACATTGTAAATTCAACAACAAAATGTTATAATCACTGAATGATTCAAATACGCAACCTCACTGTTAAAAACTTCATGAGTGTGGGCGCAGCCACACAGGCCATTGACTTCAATCGCAATGACCTTACTTTGGTTCTGGGAGAAAACTTGGATCTAGGCGGTGATGGCTCGCGCAACGGTACAGGCAAGACCACAATCATCAATGCACTGAGTTATGCCCTGTACGGACAAGCACTGTCAAACATCCGCAAAGATAACCTGGTAAACAAGACCAATGCCAAAGGCATGTTGGTCAGTCTAGACTTCCACATCAACGGCACAGACTATAAAATTGAGCGTGGACGCAAACCCAATGTGCTCAAGTTCTATGTGAACAATGAACACAAGGCCGCAGAGGATGAGGCACAAGGGGATTCAAGAGAAACACAAGACGCTGTAGAGCGCATCATTGGCATGAGCCACGACATGTTCAAACATGTGCTGGCTTTAAACACATATACAGAACCGTTCCTAAGTTTAAAAGCCAACGACCAACGCACTATCATTGAACAGTTACTGGGCATTACCTTGTTGAGTGAACGAGCTGACCGGATCAAAGAACTCAACAGACAAACCAAAGATGCTATTCAGGCAGAAGAGTTTAGAATTCGTGCTGTGCAAGAAGCCAACAAACGCATTGAAGAACAAATTGAAAGTCTAAAGCGTAGACAAGTGCTTTGGCAAAAAAAGTACGACAGTGATGTGGCTTATCTAGTTGGTCAATACGACGATCTAACAAAAATTGATATTGAACTAGAACTGCTGGCTCACAAAGATCTAGCTGTGTGGTCTGCAAGAAAACAACAACAAGATGCATATACTGCTCTTGTGAGTCGGCAAACTGCTTGGCGACAAAAACAACACCGAGACATCGGTGAGTTAGAATCAACCTACAACAAACTCAGCCACATTGACATTGTGGCAGAACTTCAGGCGCACACAGACTTGGCTGCTTACACCCAGCGAGCCAAAGACATTGCAGACTTAGAAAAATACATTGCTAGATGTGTGGCAGACGAAACCAAAGAACAAAAAGTCATTGATAAACTTCGAGCCGAAATTGAAGAATTAAAAGATCACAAGTGCTATGCGTGTGGGCAAGACTTCCACGATACCAATCACGAAACAGTATTGGCTGCAAAAGAAAAAGCCTTGCAAGAGGCAGCACTACAAGCGTTGAGCACCAACACTCAGTGGATAGAAAATACCAATGCACTGAGCGCACTAGGCAAGTTGGGCACCAAACCCACCACACACTACCAAACAGAAACAGAAGCAATTCGGCATTCTAGTGAGTTGGAAAATATTCAGCACAAGATTGATGCCAAACGTGCAGAAACAGATCCCTATGCTGAACAACTGGCAGAACACACACCTGTGGAGGTTGGCACACAACCTGTCACACACTATGATACTGAAACACAAGCAATTGATCATCGTAGTCGCATGAACACCATGCTCATACAGGTCAATAATAAAGCACAAGAGACTGATCCGTACACAGAACAAATTACTGAAATGCAGCAACAGGCGTTACAGACAGTAAGCTACGATCACTTGAACGAACTCACCAGAGTGCAAGATCATCAGGACTTCTTGCTCAAACTACTAACCTCAAAAGATTCATTTGTGCGTAAGAAGATTATTGAACAAAACTTGAGCTACTTGAATCAACGTCTTACACATTACTTAGACAGAATTGGACTACCACACACAGTGAAGTTCATGAATGACTTGACAGTGAGCATTGAAGAATTAGGTCGTGAACTGGACTTTGACAATCTGAGTCGTGGAGAACGCAATCGACTAATCCTAAGCATGAGCTGGGCATTCCGTGATGTGTGGGAAAGTTTGTACTCGCCAATCAACTTGTTGTTTATTGACGAGATGATCGACAACGGGCTAGACACACAAGGCGTGGAGAATGCGCTAGGCCTGTTGAAGAAGATGAGTCGTGAACGCCACAAGTCAATTTGGCTTGTGAGTCACAGAGATGAACTAACCAGCAGGGTAGAGAACATTCTCAAAGTGATCAAAGAAAATGGCTTTACCAGTTACAACACAGATATAGAAATTGCATGACTTTAGCTACCTGGCATTTTCATATTGAGATATCTAGCAAGTGTACTTTGCGGTGTCCTCGATGTGCTCGTCAAGAAGTACCAGACAGCCTTGTTAATACAGAATTGGATTTAGAATTTTTCAAACGCAACTTCACTCCTGAGTTTGTGAAAGCAAATGTAGAGAAGATTACATTTTGCGGCGACGACGGAGATCCCATCTATGCACACGACTTGATACCTGTAATTAGCTATCTTAAAAATATAAAACCTGTTGAGATTGTGATTGTCACTAACGGATCACACAAAAAATTAACCTGGTGGACTCAATTGGGTACTTTGTTGGACTCAAAAGATAGTGTTCACTTTAGCATAGATGGATACAATAACGCCAGCAACAATCAATATCGTGTAAACAGCGATTACAACAGCATTATTGATGGGTTACAAATACTGCGTAGCATAAGTGATTGCCAAATTGTGTGGGCTGCCATTGCATTCAAGTTTAACGAACATCATATAGACACAATGAAAAAAGTTGCCCGACAACTTGGTGTAGACAGATTTCAATTGACCAAGAGCACAAAGTTTGGCAGTGTGTATCCATCATATGGCGTGGATGATCCGTTACAACCCAGCGTAAAATTTGTCAGCAGTTCACATCGCTTTGAACGTGAAGTTACCCCTTTAACAGAAGCAGGCAAATGTACTGCGATTCCGCTCACAAACAACCGACTATTCAATCAAACTCAAAGTCGTAACGGTGTTACTCCGTTATGCGAGATAGGCAACAAAGGATTGTACATTGATGCCCGAGGCAGGTTATTTCCTTGCTGTTGGGTAGCCAATAGATACAATCACAATTCAGACTGGCAACAACTAGCAAACAACTTCAATCTAAACACAAAAACATTAACAGACGTATTAGCGGATAGTTTTTGGACCAACAAGTTTCAAACTTTCAAGTGGCAAGAATGTCAAACCAAATGCTCAAGTGCATTAGTTGACGAAAACTACGCCACTTCTTGGTAAAAGGACTAACTATAGCACATAATCAAATTTGCACATGACATGGCTTTATCAAGATACCCCAATTGAGACACTGCCCGAAGAATGTGTAGGTTTTGTTTATCTAATCACAAATAATCTATCTGGACGCAAGTACATAGGCAAAAAATTAGCAAAATTTTCAAAGACAACATACAAAACAGTCACTCAAAAGAACGGCACAAAGAAGCGGAAGAAGATACGATCAAAGATCGATTCAGATTGGAGAGAGTACTATGGGTCAAGCCCAGAATTAACCGCAGACGTAATCAAACTAGGCACCGAAAACTTTACCAGAGAAGTACTTTACTATTGTAAATCAAAATCAGAATGTTCGTACATTGAAGCAAGAGAACAGTTCACAAGAAAAGTATTAGAATCAACAGATTATTATAACGGCCATATTCAAGTTCGTGTGCATGGCTCACACATTATAAACAAAATTTAAAATCAACTAACACCTAAGGTTGGCGGGCCAGTTTGTAATACCGCTGTGGAAAAACCGGGGAATAACCGGACACGTGACATATTGAGGCACTCCCGTCAGTAAATCTGACTATCCTGAAAAATTGGAAGTGAGTCTGAGGCTAGAACAATAAGGCCGACGCATTGATATAGTATGAATGTTAGCATACAAGAACACCGGCTATAAAAATCTAAACACTAGGAACGAGGTTTAGAGCACATGTTAATATGTGTATCGTGGTAGGAAGGAAAAGCACAGAGTCCTTTAGCATACGGTGTATAATAAATTACCTACTTCCAATGTCTTGGCTAGTGATACTCACATGAAGACAACAGCGGAACCGCGCAAAACGGTTCCGTCTGACTAGATCAATCTACATGAATACTTAATCGCTTCGCTCTTGAAATCAATCACATTAACGAGCGCAAGCGAAGTTAATAGACTTGCGTAGCAAGTCTTATATTAAGTTAAACTCTTTGAGTTTGTTGACATAGTGTGATTGTCCCTGAGCAACTTGTTGTTGCCAATCACTATGTGCGTTCTGATTGGCTTGATCACTAATGTATTTCCAACACACAAACTCAACTCCATATTTCTCACATGCTTTGGCAATGGCATAGGCTTCCATGTCTACTACATCTGCTGGAATTGTGAGTGCAGGATTCATCACAAAATTATCGCCGGTACTGCAAGTTAGGCCAGAGGTGTTGCCGATATGCACAGCAGTTTCAAAAGGAGTTTGTCCTGGGGTACACCCTAATGCTTCACAAGTCATGTCTCTTTGCACAAACCGAGTGCATTGATAGAATCCTGGTGCGACTGTTATGCCGCCGGCTGTGCCAAAGTTAATCACACGCTTGGGACGATACTTTGTGATAACTTCGCTGGCAGTCATAGCAGCATTGACCTTGCCTACACCTGTGTAAAACAAGTTCATCATGTGACCAAGATCCGGTGCTTCTGCTCGAATAGCAATTAAAACAATGTCATTCATCGACATTGACCATCCCTTCCCACATAATATTGTGCTGAGTCAATGCTGTACCTCCAGGCAAGTTTTGCAAGTTTATGATCACAGCAGCAGAAATTTTTGTGTCAGTCCAATGACTGCGAATTAGATCTGCTGTGGCCATTATGGTGCCGCCGGTGGCCAACAAGTCATCCACAATCAATGGATGTGTGCCTACTGGAGCGTGTGGGTGCATTTCAATGGTATCAGTGCTGTATTCAGTTTGATAGCTGTGTTGTATTGTGGTGCCGGGCAGTTTGCCACGTTTACGTACCAGTATCAATGGAAGTCCTAACTGTCTTGCTACAGGTGCCGCAAACACAAAGCCACGGCTTTCCACAGCCACAAGACTGGAAGCATTGTACCAATGTGCTTGATGCTTTAACCATCCACAGCAGTAATCAAATGCCGCTGGTGCAGCAAGAATGCCAGTTATGTCAAAGAAGTTAATACCTGGTTTGGGCCAATCAGGTACTACAGGTACATGATCGAGAATGTTCATAAGTTTTGATCCGGCCAATCTCTAAACAAGGCATGTTGAATGTTGCCTGACACAAATTGATTGAATGACTTGTGCTTGACTTCCAGTTCGCCTTCAAGTGGCGCCACTCGTTTGAAAGCTGAGTCCATTTGCCCCATGTCCTTAAACTCCATTATGATCATCCATTCGGGCATGTCTGCAATTGACCGGAACCCCATCTTGCATCTAGTGATTCTGTATGTTTCCATCTTGCCTTCGGAAATCAAATGATCAAAGAAACTTTTCATTCCGTTAACCCAGTCAAGGTCCGAGATGTCGCCTTCTTTGTCTGCCCAAATTGTGTATAAATCCATAATTACTCCAGTGGTCCTAGTATTTCAAATCCCGCCATGCTAGATTTGTATAAGTGTGCTTGCTCAAGGTACAGATATCGGAATCCCCGAGCCTTGTAGATAGCACACTCTGCTTTCATTGTTTCAATTCCCAATCTCAACTTAGGATTGTTGTAGTTCCATGCAAATTGATCGCACAGTGCGTTATGATCATCATATCGTCGGATCAAACTGAATGCAACCAACCGATCTTGATCGTAGTATCCTATTACATCTGTCATTGGGTCTGTGTAACGACAGTCAAATATAGGCATCACTGACGCAAAATGTTTGTATTTGCAATAGTCTCGATAGATAGAGTTTAGCTGTTTGATGTTGGGCTCATGCAAGTACTCCCACTTCACACTTGGCGTGTAGTTGGTTTGGCTGAGATCAATTCTGGCAAACTGGTAACTCATCTTGGATCTTCACGATGTTCAAACAGCCCTTGCAAGTATTCTTCTGGCCAGTTGTGATAGAAACCTTTTTCGGCCATGAGCTTGGCTTTAGTGTTTAGGTCGCTGAGACTTTGCACTAGCGCCAGCGCATACTTGCCTTGGTTCATGCACACGCCGTTGACCATTTCGACGTCTGCGGGATGATCTTCTAGTGCAAGGATATTGTTGTGTAACAAATGTTCACGATTGGCATTTTTCAAACTGTCACTGAATAATTCGTATGGCCATTCCACAGGATCGTAAGCATAGATAATAACTTCTTTGTTGCCCATGCCCCATCGTGCTCGATTTTTAAGATCAAAGTAGGGATCAACTCCAACATGCACATCGTAGCTTTTTTTCATTCTTGCTGACCGTGCGTATGGACACGGTGCCCAGCCGCCAAGAGCAGGATGTGGAACTTCTACAAAGTTCACAATCCAGTTTTCAATATCTTGTTTGACTGTATCTAAGTCCATTAGAAGAAAGGCAATCCAGATTTTTTAGTTGTTTCCATGTTGTCTTTGGCCAGTTCAGAAATCATTGAACGTTCGCTGCTGCTGAGCAACAGCACTTGATCGTAGGTTATACCGCCACGCATGTACCAAGCCAATTTGAAACTTTCTTCACGAATTGACTTGGCCTCCTGCTCCATACTCTCAATTATGTTAGCAATCTGTTCAGGGTCAGCGGTCAGGAGGCGTTGTCGAAAAAAGTCGCTGTATCCAATGTGAACTGTTGTTGATATACATGTTGGCATTCAGGGCATTGCATATCAATGGGTTTGAAGTCATCATTTACCCGCAGTTTGATTGCATGATCTCTAATTTTTATATACAAGTTTCGATCACAATTTTTCAAAAATTCTTCAATAAACTCAGGCTCAGTGACCAGTGCCTGTGGAGTGCGTATGCTCTTGATGCTGTTTTTGATTGCTTTTATTGTGATTTCTGTAATGGCTGTCACTGCAAGATTCATGCGTTTGGATTTTTCTTCGTCAGACATGTCG